TTCCCAAACTCCGCATAGAAGTTGTTTGTTCCTTCTGCCTCTTCTATATACTGCAAATACCATTCATATTTGCAGATGCAAAATGAATTCAGTCTACTAAAAGACCAAATCATGTTATCTATCAAAAAGTTATATTCTGACATTATTTACCTCATAACTTTATTTTAGTTTGATATAGACGATCCCAAATATCCTTCCCTTTATCTACGGGCGAATTTTTATCACTCACTTTCCCTAATAATCCTCTTTTGTCAATCACAACATATACATTCACAAATCTCATAAGTAACTGAATTGTCTCTTTCTCCATTATTTTTTCAAGTGAAACGTCATTGTCAAAAGCAATTACCACATCACAATGAAGTCTTATAATCGTCTTTACTTGAAAAATCGTAAGTTCACTGGTTTCTGATGAAACTGAATTGGGTTGACCATAACTATCAAGTTTCATAACAGATTTCAGTGATTCAAAAATAATGATTTCTTTGTACTGCTGTATGATATCTTTCTTAAAACAAAATCCTTGAAGGTAATCTAAATCGCCAACTGGATAATAGTTCATATATTTTGGAATCGGTGGATCAAAGTCTTTATAACCATCGTAAAGAGTTCTCCCTTTTACATTTATCAAATTTCCGTCATTATCATATACAGGATATACAATACGATTGGCTCTTTTGTCGTACCGAACACCATATTTTTCCATGATGCTTTGTGGTATTCCTTCTTCAATCCATTTCGTTATTCGCCGGTGTTCAAAATCATTTAGGATTTTTTCATCCAGGATTGGATGTGTTACCGGCAATGGTTGTCTCTTTTTCTTTCTGGCTGCTTTTTTGAGATATTTAACTGTAGTTGATATTTCTGTCTTTTCATCACTTAGCCCGGCAATTCCACACAAATACGAAACTGCACGCTCATATGACATATTCAGATGCTCTTGACAAAAAGTAATTACATCCCCACCTTTTTTGCAACCAAAGCAATAATACATATTTTTGTTTGGTGTAACACTGAACGAACCAGTTCTCTCGTCATGGAGTGGACACTTACCGAAATACTCTCTTCCTTTCTTCGTAAGCTCAACATACTCTCCGATGAAATCAACGATGTCAATATTCTCTTTTATTTCTTCGATCAGGTCATCGCTGTATTCTTTCATGTGTTTCGCTCCTAATACGGAACTTGCTGTTCCTCATGTTGTTTTGCTTCTTCAATTCTCATTTGTGCCCCTGAGAATTTGAAGTCTATATATTCGTCCTCAAACATTCCTTCGCCAAGTCTGTTAAGGGCAATATGGAATGCATAATTTCCGCATTCTTTTCCGTCATTAGCCATTTCATCGGCAGTTTTCTTTCTCCACTTCGCACTCACGCTGGCATATCTTTCCAACTTATCAGAATCGGCAACCCTATCTTCACGGTTGAGCTGCGCACCAGCCAAAACAGCAACATCAAGTTCTCCAGCGATTCTGTTCTTTAAGAAGTCACATTTCGCACCCAAATCGTTGTACTGATTGCTACTGTCTGTTTCTGCACTCTTGAAATAGTCATAGATTACAAACTGTAATCCCATTTTATACTTCATCATCCGGCACTTATTGAACAGTTCCTCATTTGTGGCGTTTGGAATAAACTCATGCACAAATGGCTGCTTTTTGAGCCATTCATTCGTATCATCAATAATCTTCTGTTCTTCCGGCAAAAGATTTCCACTCTTTATTTTCTTCTGATCTATTCCAGTCAGATTCGCTAACATACGAAGGTAAAAGAGTCTGTCATTCATCTCAGTATCAAAGTAAATTGTTGGGATTCCTCTCTGAATCTTATCCATTGCCTCATTGAGCATGAATGCACTTTTACCCATTTTCATACGACCAGAAACCATAACAAGCTCTCCACTTTCGTATGAAAAATACCTTGCAAGATGTGGAAATTTAGACGGTACTCCAATCGTCCCGTCATTATTCCTACGCTCGCAGACTTCTTTCCAAAGTTCCGGCACTTTTTCTCCGAACATTAAGAAATCATTGTCAAACATATATCTTCCAGTCAATTCTTCCAAATTGTCGTACACAATTTTGTTGAGCTGGTTCAGATCAAGTTCTTGCGTAAGAATTTGTCTCTGTAATTTACTGAGTAATTTATATAAGTCTCTTTTGAATGCAAGAGTTACAACACTGATAACTAAGAGCTGATATTCTGCAATCGTATGACGGGCTGCATCGCTACAGAGTTCAATGAATTCGTCCATATCTGGCATATTGACACTTTCAAGTGTTTTCTTAACTGCATTGTTTGACTGCAACATATTTGAAATGTTGAATGCATCAATATTATCTACACCAGCTTTAATCAATTCATCAATCGCCCAGTATAAGCAACCATTATCTTTGTGATAGAAATACCCTGCCTTGAGAACATCGGAATGCAAAATGAAATTTGGGTGATATACCAACGTGGCAATAATCCCGGCTTCTGCTTGTGTGTCAGACAGTTTTTCTAATTCGCTATTCATTCATGCCTCCCAGAATGTTTCCGAATCCAAAATTACCACTACCAGTAGAAAAATTAGTAGTCGGTTTAACCGTTGTATCAACCGGCTTTGATTCGATTTCAACATCCATTTGCTTTTTCATCTCTTTCTGCATTTCCAGTTCATTCTTCTTCTCATATGCCTTTTTGACTCTTACGTTATCAATCAGATAATATAATCCAGGCGCATGTGTTATCGGAATTTTATGATCCAATGCATAATCAATACAGAACTGCAGATATCTTGCTGCTTCCAAATTTGACTGTGCCTTTGTGAGTTTCTTATTTTCCAGTTTCTTGCCAAAAACAATATTATTGATTATTTTGTTTAAGGCACTGACAACTACAGAACTACTAATTTTTTCTAAATAAGTCTCTCTGATATCTTTGATTGTTTCAGATACTTCATAACAATCTTTATGCCAGTATCGTGTGCCAATTTTCACAGCTTCATTTTCTGGCACTTTTCCATCAGCATGTGCGCAGTGGGAAAATCCGCATTTATAATGTTTCATTTTCAAGTTCCTTTCTATAATAAAAGAGGGAAAGCTATTGCCCTCCCTCTGTTGTTATTCTGACTTCATATCTTTTTCTAAGAGATATGTGGCTTCCAGATCAGATTCATGGAGAGCTAAAATCACTGGATATTTTTCAATAGCTGAACCAAGAGTGTTCCAGTTTTCTTTAGGCTCTGTGAACCCCATATGCCATCGAATAGCATATCTTTCAATCGGTTGTAATTTAATAAACTCTTCAAGCATCATGACGCTCTTTTCGCCGTGACCATAAGGAACAAGATCATTTACTTTGTAGAACTCTACCGCTTGCCAGTCAAATCTACCTTTTTCGTCCTTCTTAGAACCTGTTTCGCTGTAAATTTTCTTGTTTTTATAATCAGTTTCATACATGTATGTCTTGCAGATATCATGGAAAAGAGTGATTATTTTGCTGGAATCATCTGAAATATTGCCTAAAACTGTTTTATATGGTTCTGTCTTGCGTTTTTGCTCGAACATGTCATACACATTCAAGCTATGTATCAATAACCCTTCCGGGATTGAACAATGGAATCTTGTACTCGCCGGTGCTGTGTAAAAGTCCGATTTTTCCAAGAATTCCACTAATTCATTTATCCCTTCTCTGTTTATTGAGCGTACAAGACTAACAAACCTGTCTTTATTTTCGCTCATTTATATCCTCCGGCTTAGTTAAATGGAAGTTCGTCATCCACATCGTCTGGAATGTTCATGAAACCGTCATCTGTTTTCTTCCCTTTATTATTGTTTGATTTAGGTGCAGCAGAAGAATTTCCATCATCTGTGCTTCCTTTTTTCTCACAGAATTCCTGAGTTGCCACGATTACATCTGTTGTATAGACTTTTTTACCGTCTTTATCATCGTAGCTTCCTGTCTGGATTCTACCAGTAACACCGATCATCATTCCTTTTGTAAGATACTTTTCTGCAAACTCTCCGGCTTTACCGAATGCAACACAAGAAATAAAATCTGCTTCCTGCTTACCTTCTCCGTTTTTAAATGGGCGTGATACGGCAAGCGTATATCTTGCTACACATGTTGCGTTACCGCCCTGGGAATAACGAACCTCTGGATCTCTTGCTAAACGACCTACTAAATTTACATTATTCATTCTGTAATATCTCCTTTTTTATTTAAGTGCTTTTAACTCTTCTAACAGTGCTTTAGAATCCTCAATATTTGTGATTCTCTTCGGGTTTCCATTAGCTACATACTTCTTACACAGTTCTGTCACCGCATCGTTATGAGTCTTGGATTTCTCTTTTGCAAGATTGAAACATTCAAGGTTTACTTTATCAAGTTCTGATTTTTCAGCCTGTTTCTTTTTCTCCTGTTTCTTCTCTTCTTCTGGAAGATCTTCATCAACAAAAATATAGCTGCCGAGTCCCATTCTTGCGATACATTTTGTGAGACTTCTCTGAATAGTCTTATTAACCATCATGGCATCAATATTTTCATACGGTACTGCTTTATTTCTAAAGTCCATAACCGGCAGATATTCCGTTGCTGTATGCTCTTTCTGAACTTCATTACCTTCTGAATCTTTTTCAATCCATACCAGCGTCACAGAAGTTTTTACATGTCCTCCAATCGGATCACGCCATACTAGCATACCATCCTCAGTTTCATGAACTGTGGCATATGATAATGGGTATCTCTTTTTTAATTCCTGCCAAGCCCACATCCAGCTCAAATAGTTAAGACCATTTTTCTGTTTAATGTGTTCGTTTACATTGACAGCACTCAGCTCTTCAAACCACTTAGCCATCTTTTCCTCCTACAAATTCAAAATGTAAATTATTTGTATGGTTTCTTTTTCCATGACATACGGCAGATACCTTTGTTGGATTACAACCGTTATCCTTTGCTGCATCATTTAACGTATCATATACTTTCTGAGTTTCTATGCACATTACTTTCTTTGCATGTGGATTGTCTTTTCCTGAATACCATACTTTATTTTGCTTCATTTTAGCAATTGCTTCTTCGGTCTTTGATGCTTTAACCATTTTAGCAATCGCCTCATCTGAAAGCTTTCTTCCATACATAGGATTATTTTCGCCAGAAACATTTGCATGATTTTTACTCATTTTTGCTTTAGTTTCTTTAGTGACAACTCGACCTTTATTTGACTCAGAAATTTTTCTTTTCCATTCTTCTGTTTTGGGTACTCCCTTTCTCGCTTCACTCATTTTCTTCTTACTTTCTTCCGAATGATGCTTTCCATACCAGGGATTATCTTCACCACTATACCCTTCGCCACCTGGCGTAATATTATATCCATATTGGCTATCCCTGGTATTGTATTTTTCAATCATCTCGATCTCTTTGTTTTTCGCATCTTCTTCCGACAGCTCAGAAAACAATATTTGATGTTCAAAATTGCCCCAACCATATTTTTGAATGGCATAATTGAAATGTGGAGAACTTTTATATCCTTTCCCATTTCTAAATCTTTGGTTCAGTTGTTGGCATGTAATACCTATGTATCTTTTGCCATTTACTTTGTTCTTATGGCAATAAACAATGAATTTCTTATTATTGTGTTTCATCATTTATTATTGCTTGTTTATAGTACCACGATTTCCAAATTTGTCAACTACTTTGCATTAACTTTTGCAGAAGAATTTGAACTTAATTTTTCCATGTTCTTAACAAGCTGCAGATTATCACTCAGAATGAATGCAATCGCCTGATCCTCTGTGAAACCGGCTTTAACATATGCATCAAACTGGTTTTTCTTTCTAGTTGCAGCAATCTCGCAAATCTCTGTATTATTTGCATAAT